AGAACTAATACTAAGATTAAAAACATGAAACATATAGTAGATCTTAGTTGGGATGGCGATGGTAAAGTACAAGCCGTAGAAAAGAAGTCTGGGGATATAACAACATATCATTTAAAGAAAGATGACAAACCAGGAGGATCAGTAGTTATCTGGGAATACCCAATCCCCGATCCCCCATTTGGATTATACATTGGCGGCTGCGACCCGTATGATCACGATGAGTCGTTCACTAACTCCTTAGGATCAACGTTTATTTTTAAACGCGTTAAAGCAGGAGAAGCCTGGAACGACGTAATTGTAGCTGAATATACCGGTAGACCAGATACTGCTGAAGAATATTATGAAAACGTGCGTAAACTATTAATATTTTATAATGCACGACTTTTGTTTGAGAATGAACGTAAGGGTATTTACCCTTACTTCACAAACAAACATTGCGATTATCTATTGGCAGATCAGCCAGATAAAATTATAACAGAAGTTTTTAAAGACAGTCGAGTACAGCGCCGAAAAGGTTGTCATATGACAAAAGCGATTAGGGCATATGGAGAAGGTTTGATTCTTGAATGGCTAATGGAAGAATACGAACCAGGACACCCCAATCTAGAAAGAGTATACAGCGAACCACTTATAGAAGAACTTATAGAAAACGACGGTATAAGAAACGTAGATCGTGTGATAGCAATGTGTATGGTTATGATATACAGGGAAGAGTTGTTCTAGGTTAAAGTGGCAGCTGCAAAAGAAGAAAACAAAAAGGTTGAACTCTTCGAGTTGCCGTTGTTCAGTTAGAAATATTGGGATACTGACAACGACGTACACGATGATACACCGTTATTTAGCTTTTAACAATGATTAGAGTAGAAGATAATTTATATAACGCAACATTCCCACAACAAAAACTCCCGCTATCAAAAAAGAACGAGCGATGGTAGCACGATTGTGTAAATTACATAATAGGAGAGGGAAACGTAGTGTCTGGTGGTATGAACAAGACACATTTCGGGGAGATGTAGACCTATTATAATTTGTATAATAGTATCTTCGACGAAAAAGATTTTAGACGGATAACAAACCCATTTAAAGTCGAAGAGGGATTTCCAGCAACACCACAAGATTTCAATATAATCAGGCCTAAGGTAGACCTCCTTATAGGTGAAGAGACAAAGAGGCCTATGAACTTTTAGGTTGTTAGAACATCCCAAGAAGCTGCGTCAGAACTCATGGATAAAGAAAAAGAATTGTTGATGCAGTATATAATGGCTGCTATTACTGGTAGAATGAGTCCTGAAGAAGCACAGCAATTCTAGCAATAGATGCAAAATGGCGAAGTTATGCCACCAGAGGCTATTGCTAAATACATGCAGAAAGATTATAAAGATGTAATCGAGAATGCTGCATATCATACACTGGTATATTTACGAGAAAAACTTACAATAGACAATGAATTTATTAAAGGTTGGAAAGACGCTCTTATCGCTGGTACCGAGATCTACTACGTGGGGGTGCAAAACGATGAGCCTTATTTGGAGAGGGTAAACCCATTATTCTTCTCATACGATAAAAGCCCTGATCTAGAGTTTATAGAGGATGGATCATGGTGTTGCAGAAGAATGCGTCTGCCTGTAGCTGAAATATACGATAGATACTTCGATAAGCTTGAAGAAAAGGATTTGAACAAGCTTAATGAAATGCTTACAGGTAGACCTACAAACGATCATGGCGATAAAGACATCGTGGACAATTTCAACAGTATACAGATGCATATATATGATAATCCAATATACGATCAAAAGAGTCGTTATTGTATCGACGTATATCACTGCTGCTGGAAATCATTTAAGAAAATCTACTATGTTACATATCAAGATGAAGCCGGTGAGGTTCAAACTGAGATCGTGGATGAGACGTACAAAAAAATAGGTACTGAAATCTCTGTAGAACCGGATTGGATTATCGAGGTCTGGGAAGGTTATCGTGCAGGTTCTGACTTGTATTTCGGCATTCAGCCTCTTGAGTATCAGCACGTCTCCATTGACAACCCTAACTCTCAAAAGCTTCCATACTGTGGATGTATCTATTCTAACACTAATAGTCGTCCTAGGTCTTTGGTATCTATACTTAAACCTCTTCAATATATGTACATTGTCCTTTGGTACCGTCTTGAATTGGCAATTGCAAGAGACAAAGGAAAGGTAGTAAACATGGATATCACATAGATTCCAAAATCTATGAATATCACACCTGAACGATGGATGCACTACTTGTCTGCTGTAGGTGTAAACTTCATTAATCCGTACGAAGAAGGTTGGAATGTACCAGGTAGAGAAGGCGGAAAGCCTGCTACATTTAATCAGATCACTTCTCTCGATCTTACTATGTCGAACGTGATTGCTGAGTATATACAGTTGATGGATAAGATAGAACAGCTAGCTGGTACGATATCTGGTATTACAGAACAGCGTATGGGTGCTATTAGCACTCACGAGCTTGTAGGTAATGTAGAACGCAGTGTTGTACAATCTTCACACATCACAGAGCCTTTGTTCTGGGCACACAATCAATGTAAACGTCACGCTTTAAATATGCTGCTTAATACAGCTAAAGGTGCTTGGGAGCAGACAGGTAAGAAGAAGCTCAGTTATATCTTCGATAACGGCGAACGTGCTTATATAGACATTCCAAACGATTTCTATTATGAAGATATGGATGTGTTTGTAACCGATACATCTAAAGATCTGGAGAATATACAAAAACTTCAACAGCTCATACAGCCTGCTATGTAGAACGGTGCTTCTCTTCTTGAGGCAGCCGAGATTCTTACGAATGACAACTTCAACATTATTAAACAGAAGTTGTTAGACATGCAGGTTCGTCAAGAACAGATTCAGCAGCAACAGCAGCAAGCAGAACAGCAACAAGCCATTCAACTTCAGCAAATGCAGAATGAACAGCGTGAACAAGAGCTTATGCTTGAGGAAGCTAAGATGGATCTTGAACGTTATAAGATTGATGCTGATAACCAGACTAAGATTGCTGTAGCTGAGATCTCTACGTATCGTGGTACCGAAGAGAAAGATGTTAACGCTAACAATGTTGCAGATCCGCTCGAGATGGCCAAAGCTGCTACAGCACAGCGTAAAGTTGATTCTGATGCGTTTACAAAGCGTGTAGAGGCTAAGTATAAGAACGAGATAGAGAACAAGAAGATAGAATTAGAAAAAGAGAGGATGAAGCACGAAATGGATCTCTAGGCTGCTAAAGATGAAGCTGCTATGGAAAGAGAAAAGTTGAAGGCAAGAACAGCTCTTAAGAACAAAACAAGTTCTGGTAAATGATGACAAGAAGTGAAGAACAAGAGCTCTTAGAGCTTACAAGACAAAACAACGAGCTTCTAAGAGCTATACTTCACTTAGTACAGCATGATGAAGCTAACGATTTTATACATAATATAATAGCCAACTTATTGGCAAATAGAATGGAGGGAAATACATATGCGCAAAGATCCTACAGAATTTCGTGAAAGATTTGCCAAATGGAAGGCTGGAGAAAAGGTGTATGAAGCTGGACTACCAAAGTATGGTGGAGGTAAAGGCGATATAGATTTTTACGACGACGTTACAAAACATATTATATAGAAAGAAGGGTTTTTGACGGCACCAAAGGATATAGGAGATGGAAAAATCACGATAGGTTCTGGACTTACACACCCCAAATATATAAATTAGTATAAGAGAAACGGAAACAGGTGGTCGGAAAAAGAAAACTATGCTGCAGTAAAAGATACTGTTCGTGAATTCGAAGCCCCGATTCGCAATATGCTTCCAGAATACGATCGATATCCTGCAGAAATGAGAAAAGCAATTCTCGATATAATGTTTAATATTGGCGAAGGTGGACTTAGGAAATCTACAAAATTTCTTACCGCTATGCGATCGCACAATTGGAATGAAGCCAAGCGTTAGATGGACTGGGATAACAGCGATCCTTTATTTGGCAATGGTGCAAGAAAGAGAAATGCGGAACGTGCAGCATTATTTGATGCTGGATTGACACATTGGTCTCCGACTGGTCCAGTGGAGTAGATGATGGAAAACAAACCTGTTTTTGTTCCGCAACCCGTTTTTGTCCCATAGACAAAAAATAATACTGATTACAGTATTGAAACGATGACAAGTCCTACGATCCCTTAGATGTTAAATTCTAGAAACTCAGGTGATTCTCCTTTATATGGCGGCAGCGATTACTCATTCAGATTACCTAGTATAAAAGAAGTAGTAGAACGCTAGTTGTTTTAGGGACTACCAAAATACGGCGATGGCAAAGGCGACACTTTGTATATAGAAAAAGATGCACACGAAGGGTGGAATGGTATAAAAAACTTTGCAAAAAACGTAGTTAAGCTTGCAACAAATTACCCCTTATATAAACTCTTCTCTAGAAGTGGCGGACAACCAAATATTTAGGCTCTAGCTGGTGGAATGAACTATTCCGGATCTTATAAATATCCGTCCAGAAAAAACAGTTATAAATCTTAGGAACTTTAGCCAGACCCGCAAAACAATTCTGTTCATAGGGTAGGAGGTACGAACCAAGGAAAATCTTTATTTGGTGGTGACAATGCAGATATGCAAAGAAATTTAATTGCACTGTAGATGGGTAGAAAAAACAACGTCAAAAAATTAAGAACTGGCAGATGGCAAATAGGGGACGTGTCTTATTATGGTCCGATATATGAAGGTAAAATTTATCCATTAAGAAAAGATAGTACATATATTTTTCCTGAAGAAGTTAGACAAGAATTTGATAAGATGATACAGGCGGACTCTACATATCTTGTAGATTTAAACAATCTTCCTGTAGAAAAAACATTTCCAGACCAAACATTAGACAACGTAAGACATGCAAGATTAAAACCAATAAAAGACAAAAACGGAAAATATTCAATACGCGCTTCAAAATTATGGGATTACGGTAGTCCAAATATAGGTACAATTGGAGATGTTACTGATTTTTTAACAAAAATTGCAGGTGGGAATAAATACGTATTGGAACAAACAATTCCTGTAAAATTTGATAAAAAATTAGATAAAAATAGTTTAGATGGAGATTGGCACCTTGTGAACAACACAATAATCCGCTGATATTTACTATACGCAGAATGAACTGCGAAACAAATAACAACAATTAAGAATTAACATATTGCAATATGGCAAAAAAGAAGAATACTATACCAAACGAGTTTGAAGATGTTCTTGGTAGCATCTACAGTAATGCCGAACAAGGTGAAGGTGTTACAAATATGAACACCTTGTTGGAAGGCGATACTAAAATTACGTTTGAAGAAGAGAAAGAAGATGAAAAAGAACCGCCAGTGAATACTGAGGACGGCGATAAGACGGATGACACTAAAGACTCTCATGAGGACAACAGTGATATTCCAGAAGAAGTGTTAAAAAACACAGAAACAAAGACAACCGAAGTAGAGGAAGAGGAAACTAAAGAGGGTGAAACAGAACCTTCTCAGGAAGACCTTATCGAAGCTCAGCAAGTAGGGCTTCTGTTCGATGCGATCGGCAACTCTCTCGGTTGGAATATCAATGATATCGATGAGAAAGATAGACCTCTTACTGTAGACGATCTTACAGACTATCTTGCAGAGACAGTAAAACAGAACTCTGTCCCACATTATGCAGATGAGCGCATACAGCGTCTTGACGAATATGTTAAGAACGGAGGTAAGTTTGAAGACTTCTATCAGAAACAGTCTGAAGGTCTGTCTCTCGAGAACATTGATATGGAAGACGAAACTAACCAAAAAGCAGTTATTCGTGAACTTCTTAAGCACAGTAATTATTCTGACGAGCAGATTAATAAGAAAATCTCTCGCTACGAAGATAATGACATGCTTTATGAAGAGTCCGAGGATGCATTAGATAGATTGAAGTAGATCAGAAAACAGGAGGTTGAAGAAGCCGCTAAACAACAGGAGGCTTTTGCTAGACAGCAAGAAGAGCAGTCTAGAGCATTCTTTGAATCTGTAACTAAAGATATCAATTCTCTTACAGATATTCGAGGAATTTCAATCCCTAAAGAAGATCGTAAGGCACTTTTTGATTATATTTTCAAAGTAGATCAAAACGGTATGTCACAATATCAAAAAGACTTTAATGAGAATCTATCAAAGAACCTTATAGAATCCGCATACTTTACGATGAAAGCTGATGCTTTGATCTCTAATGCAGAGAAGAAAGGAGAGTCATCCGCTGCTGATAAACTTAGAAATTTGTTACGACATTAGCAAAAAAATCATTCAAAATATAATGTCGAAGATAAACAGAAATCAGTTACGGACTTACTTGCAGGTGCGTTCTGATTTGATTAATTAAACAGTTTAAATAATATATGAATAATAGTTTACTTAATAACCTCCAGTTGTATCGCGGACGTCGTTTCAGCGACCTGGTGGATGAGAATATGATTTCTAACGCCCTGCTGACTAAACCTCACGAGGTATCTGGTCTGCTTTCACTGGTATTTGGTACTAAGGATGATGGCGTATCAACTGCTATTGACCTGATTACTGGCGGTCTTGGCAAAACTATGATCATTGAGAACCGTGAGTTCGAGTGGTCTGTAATGATCGACAGCGATCACGCTGTAAACATTCGTTGGGCTAAAGCTAACGGTGCAGAGATCACTACTTCTAACTACAGCTCTGTAACACCTGGTGCAAATGGTCAGCCTATCTTTCTCGCTCTTGAGGAGAAGTGGTTCGGTCCTGGTGCAATTCTGTCTTTTGACGACTACAAATTCCAGGTTCGTGTAAGCGGTACTCCTTATCAGGACGGTAGCGCATGGGTATACGAGTGCTACGTTGTTGATCAGTCTAACGCTGCTTATATTCCTGGTGAGTTCCTGCTTCCTGGTCGTCAGGTAAGCCGTATGGGTTCTGCTTACGAGGAGTACAGTGATGAGGCTGATATCATCAACTATCAGACTCCATTTAAGATGCGCAACCAGCTGCAGACTCTTCGTTTGTCTTATGACATCACCGGTGACGCTTACAGCACAGTATTGGCTATCGCTCTTAAAGATCCCGAGTCTGGTAAGACTTCTTATCTGTGGTCTGATTATCAGTATTGGATTGCTCTTCGTGAATGGAAGAAGCGTGAGGAGAAAGAGTTGCTCTTCGCTAAAGGTAATCGTCAGGCTGATGGTACCTACAATCTGAAAGGTACTAACGGTCGTTATGTTGCTAAGATGTCTGGTCTGTTCGAGCAGATTTCTCCAGCTAACGTACGTTATTACACAACTCTGACAGCTGAGTTGCTTGAGGACTTCCTTTTCGATCTGTGTTACAACCTGCTTGGCACCAACGAGCGTAAGTTTATTGCTCTGACTGGTGAGATGGGTATTCGTGAGTTCGACCGCATCCTGAAGGAGAAGGTTGCTAGCTTCAACTTGATTGATACAACGTTTGTAACTGGTTCTGGTCAGAACCTGACACTTGGTGGACAGTTCACCACATACAAGATGACTAACGGTATCGAGCTGACTCTGAAGCGTTGTGCTCTCTTCGACAACATGGAGATCTTCCGTCAGTTGCACCCACTGACAGGTAAACCACTGATGTCTTACACATTCCTGTTCGTTGACCTCGGTTCTCGCGACGGTCAGGCTAAC